GCCTTGATAGGGTGCCAGCAGGCGTGCGGATGCTGTCAACATTCTGGTCGTTGCAGAAATCCAGAAGCTCTCTGGATATAAGCTCCAGCTTCTCCTTAAGGTCTGCGACCTTAGCTTCGAACGCTTCTTCCTCTTCTGCGATGGCCGCACGGATTTTGCGGTACGCAGCGACAAGCTTCTCTACGGGTAGTTTATCAGTCATGGTTTGCTCCTTCATTTGTGTGCCGACCCCCATCTTAACCTGTCTATTCAGGTCCGCCTTTTTTGTTCAGCGCCGTCGCAAGGGGACCGACACATCTCCCAATACCCCTTACACTATACAGTGTCAAGTTCTTGTTTGTATAGATCGATAATTTTCTGGTGATTGTCGATGTTGCCCTGCAACATGCCGTACAGCCGCTCTTCCACTGGGCTGCCCTTGATATGCACCACGGTCATGGCGTTCTTTTGCCCTGCGCGGTCGATACGGGCATTTGCCTGTAGGTAAGTTTCCACGCTCGTTGTGGGTGCGTACCAGATGATGGTGTCGGCTGCCGTCAGTGTCAGACCATGGCTTGCTGCCTTGGGCTGGATGAGCAGGACACGCGGGTTTGATTCCCTCTGGAACTTATCGACGATCTCGCTGCGCTTGTTGACTGGAACCTTGCCGTTGATGACATCGCATGTGATGCCTTCCTTCTCCAGACGGGCACGCAAAAGCTCGATGGTGTGGGTGAAGGGGATAAAGACCAGCACCTTATGGCTGGCTTCCTCGATGACTTCCAACACCACGTTCAGGCGGTTGGACACGTCGAACTCCAATACCTCACCAGTATCCGTATAGACCGCACCTCCGCTTATCTGAAGCAGCTTGTTGAGCTTGATCGCAGCATTGATCGCGCTGACCTCTTCACCACTGGCTTCGAACAGCAACTGGTTCTTAAGCTCATTATAATATTTGCGCTGCTGCGGGGTGAGGGGCGCTTCGCGCTCGATGTGCGTTACAAGCGGCAGGTCCAAACAATCCTTCTTCTCGAACCGGATGGCTGGCTGCAACACCTTATGGACGATTGCCTGTGCGTTGCTCTTGGGCGTCCATTTAAACTGGGTCACCTTGCGCATCACGCTGTCACGGAAGACGCCGTAATATTTGGGGCATCCCGGCAGGTCCATCATACGAGCCAGACCATAAGCATCCACCGGAGACTGCGCCGCTGGCGTACCTGTCAGCATCCATAAGCGTGGGTCAGTGTCGCGCACCAAGCGGTTTAATATCTTCCAGCGGTTGGTCGTGGGGTTCTTGTAGGCGTTGGCCTCGTCAATCACGATCAGGTCGAAGCCACCCTTGGCGATAGCATCCTTGACCACAGCCAGTCCGTCAAAGTTAAGGATGACGAACTCAGCCCCAGCGTTGATGATCTTCTCCCGCTGCTTGGCGGCACCATGCGCCACGCTGCACGAACGGTGCATAGCGAACTTGAACAAGTCCTGCTGCCACGCCGACTTCATGATCGAGAGCGGACATAGCACCAGCACGCGCTTCACCAAGCCACGGTTCATTAGATAATCGGCTGCCCAAATGACGCTGGCTGTCTTGCCTGTGCCCTGCTCGTTGAAGCAGAACGCCCGCTTGCGGATGGAGAGGAAGGACGCTGTGGTCTTCTGGTGTTTGAACGGCTCGAACTTACCCGTCCACTGGTAGGACTTGAGCATAGGCGAGGGGGTATCTGCGAAGCCAAGCTGCGCTAGGATTTCACTTTCGTTCTGTCCCCATTTAACAAGCACGCCTTCCTTGACCTCGGCGCTCTTATGGATGTTATCCGTGACCACAGACGGGTCGGGCACCTTCAGGAGAAGGGCTTTGTTTTCAACGATTTGCACCAGTTTGCTCCTAGGTGTTTATTTTTTGCGTTCGCGCTTGCTTGTCTCACTCACGAGGTTGCCCTTGCTGTCCCGCTTGAACGAGCGGTTGGTAGCTTTGCTGACGAGCCGGATACCGTCTTTGATAGAGCCACCCTTATCAATGGCCTTCACATGGCCAGCGTCTTTGCCGTCACCCTTCTTGGCTTTGCCAGCCTTCACCAGCTTGGCACGGGCTGCATTGCGCTGCGCTCGGTTCTTCTTCTGCTGCTCGGTACCTTGGTACTTATCGTATTCAGCGCGGTAATCTCGTGCCATCACTTCCTCCGGGGTTTCCAGTGCTCGCAGGAGGTGACGGGGCACCACCCACACAACGGGCTTGTCTTGGCGTTCCATACACCATTTTCCATGGCTGCGTCCAACTGATCTAGCTGGTCATCGAACACCGACATATACTCATCCAGCTTCTCGCGCTTATGGGTCTTCTTCGGAAACTCGTTGCTGACCACATAGGCCAGTGCCGATTTAATGGTTTCCAGTTCGGGGTGCTTGATGAAGAGCGCGCCTGCCATCAGGTCTAACTGCTTCATGTCCGCATACTTGGCGTTCTTGCCCGTCTTGTAGTCAACCATCCAGCCTTTGGTGTCGTCCACAATCAGTAAGTCCACGATCCCCCTGTACCACACGTCCTTGTCGAAGAAGCCGCAGGGTTCGAAGCCTGTATCCGTCTTCTTGACACCTAGCTTCAGTTCGGTGTGCTTCATGCCCTGCTTAGCTGCCAACGGCTCCACGATGGGGCGCATGAAAGCAAACTTATCAGGGATGGGTGTGCCGTCCTTGACGAACAACTCTGCCGCTTCGTGAACAGCGGTCCCATAGACAGCGGCTTCGCCGGGGTCATCCTTGACGTCCTTCACAACCTTGAGGTGGAAGTATTTCTTCGGACACTGGTCGAAGGTCTTGATGCTGCTATAGGACCATGCTGTCATGCTATCGTACTTTTCCTTCTAGACGATCAGCCACCAGCTTAGCATAGCCAGCGATGTCAATCCAGCTATCTGCGTAGTTCGGGTCACCGTTTAGGATGCGCCCAATCTTGTGGAAGATCATGTCCATCGCTTCGCACTGGTCAACAGCGAATGTCTTACCTTTCTCCTCAGCGAAGTTACGGGCCACTTCTTTAAGTTTATAGGTGACACGCGCATGGTCGAGGAAGTTCCCATAACGGGAGCCACGCGCATTGAGGATTGCGTCTACGTTAGTATCAGCTTGAACAAACTCTCCAGGCTTTGGTTTGCCCTTACCCTGCGAGGCTGTGACTGCCACTTCAATAAGCGCCTCCTCGGAGACACCGACTTCCTCAGGGGTGAACGGTTTTTGCTCCATCTGCTTCTTAATCGCATAGACGTAGCTTTCGCTAACCTTCATGCGCTTTTTGATCTGCGGGGCGGTGAAACCCTCCGTCAACATCTTTGCAATCATATCTGCTTTGGTACTTCTTCTAGCCATTTCGTTTGCTCCTTACTTTAGGTTGCCGCCGCTTTTTAGGATGTCCCCATCAAACACATAGGTGCCTGTGTGGGTCAGCCGGATAAACGGATGGGCGTGGATTTTGCCACCGTGGTTGCGCCACAGTTCGCAAAAATGGTAATCCTCTGACAATAGCGCCCCGCTCTCGTCGATAGACGTAGCGAAAAACTCATGGGTCAAAGGCTTTGCATATTCGCCAGTCTCTGGGTCTTGGAATGACGATACGCGATAGGTTGGGACGTGGGGCATAAGATGCTCAAATACACCCCGCTTGATGAGCATGAAGCCTGTGCCGCCATGCCGCACCTCGATACACCCAGTCTCGTCGCTGTGCGCGTCTTCACCCCCGACCATGTTGAACACAAAGGCTCCGGCATAGTCCTTAAGGTTAGAGGTGATTTCACCACTTGCAGCGCGTTCCACGCTATCCCAGTTCACTTCCTTCTTGGGGTAGATGCCACAGGCGATGTCCTTGTCGGCTAGCATAAGCTGCGCGACTGCCTCACCATTAAAGCCAATGTCAGCGTCGATGAACATGAGGTAGTCATGGTCACTAGCAAGGAACACACGGGCCAGTTCATTACGTGCGCGGGTGATGAGGCTCTCGTTCATGATCTGGCACCACGCCACGTTGACGCCGACTTCACGCATCTTGGCCATGGTCATCAACAGACCTTGGACATACGTCCCCGTGCACATACCACCGTACATAGGTGTGGCGATCATCAGGCTGGGGCGCTTGGTCGGTACTTTAATTTCATCCGTCATTTGCTTTTTGCTTTCTCTTTAGCTTGTGGTAGCGGCCCTCCACGGAAGCAATCGTAACCCCCATTCGTTCCGCTATATATGCTGGCCTCAAGCCATGCTGATAATAACTCAGTAACTCTGCGTCTTTCTCAGGTGTCCATACCGTCATAGACCGTCTTACTACTGGCACTACTTACCTCCTGTGAAACGCCCCTTGGAGTCGCGTTTTGTTAGTACATTTAGCTCGGAGTTGAGCCGCTCGTTCTCTTCCTTGATTCGTCCCGTGCGGGTTGTGGTAAAAAATATACCCAAAAAGAAACCGCTTGAGGCACCGACAATTAGACTAACTAAATCAAACATATCTTATCCTTTCTTGCGTACTACTAGTTGGTATCCAACGTGGACAATCTCTGCCTCCTCTGCGAAGATATTGCAGAAGGCGTCGATGGCTGGCTTGGGGCGGTGCAGGATGTCACGCGGATTGCCCCACATATAATCGTCAAACACCATCATCCCCTTGGGCCTGAGCAACGGCCAAGCCATGCAAGCATCCGTCAGCACGTCCTTAGCGATGTGGCTCCCGTCGATGTAGATGAAGTCGTACATCGGTTTGGGTAGCGCCGCTTCATCTTCCACCATGTCCGCAAAACAATCGCGCTGGCATAAGGCAGCACCCAGTATCGCGGTGGCTGGACCTTTAAATTTAAAAATCTTCTTAGCGGTGTCACCATCAAATATACCTGACCGCTCTTTGGCGATATCTAAGTTATGATCGAACCGCGCTTCGACCGCTGCCATGTCTTCGGCGCTGTGCTCTTCGCCACCCTTCCATGTATCAATGCAGTCAATATAACCACCATCGTCTAACATGTTCTCGACAATCCAGACAGTGCTGCG